CCTTGCCCGACGAGAGCCAGCACTATGGTTGCACCCGTCCATTCGTTTTTAGTTGTCATTTGTACACCTTGTGCTGGTCGGGTTTCTCAAGAAAGCGAGGCGCACAGTAGGCCAGCGCATAGTGCTTGGGGCTCGTCAGATGACCGTAGCGACGGACGATCTCTCGTGCGTGGTAGTTACAAGCTGTGAGGCTGGCAAAGAGCATCGCAGGACCCTCTAGTGAGGCCCCACCGACAAAGACGAGCAGCGCAAACACATGCATCTTTAGTCCGCGTAGATGGCGCTAGGACGCATCACTTGGATCGACCCTGACTGCGCGGCCTCGTTTGCTTGCTCCTGTTCTTCGGCGAGGAACTGCCCGTACTTCTTCTCGAAGATGGGGCCGCGCTCGTCCAAGAAGTAGTCGGCGGCATAAGACAATGCTGAGTACATGATTAGATCGCTGGAGGTTGCTGCTAGCGCGTTCTCATCGCTGTCGGCAGTCATAGCCGCAAAGGGTCCATAGTAGCTGACGTTGACCGTGCCACTGGGAGGCTCGGGGAACAACAGGATCGTGGTACCTTGCTGAGTAAAGTGCTTTGACGTCCCAGCTTGGCCGGTGGCTTTCATCGCCAGCATCTCATGCAGCGGTACTCGCGTTAGGGCACTGTTGTTGTGGTAGATGTCGATGACCTCCAGAGCGGTCGCAGGCAGGGCGATAGACCCCGTCTGACTGCTGATTGCGTAGGTCTGTATCGCTTCCATGCTTGGGATGCGGAGAACACGTTGGATGCGGGAGATACCTTGGTCAACAAAGGTGTCAGCCAAAGCGTTCGTGCAGTCACTGCGATTGAGCAGCGCCTTGAAGTGTGTACGGATGGCACCTTTGTTCATAGCTTAGACCTTTTTCTTTTTAGCAGGCTTCTTGGCGGTCTTGGCAGAGGCGCGAAACGCAGCGTCAGTCGGAGCGCCTTTAGCACCTTTGGCTCTAGGTGCTTCACCGCGCTTTCGCTTCGCATGAATGTTACTGTAGAGGCCCATGATCAGTTCCTTTTATCCGTCGCCATAAAGTAATCCAGAGACTGGTCACGCAGACGCTTGGTGATTTCTTTGACGTTGTGCTGGTAGAGGTCGAAGCCTTCTCTGAGCCACTGTTCGTGAACGGACACGGGTATCGACGCAACACGCTGGTACTCTCCCTCACGGGTTCCACTACTCGCGTTCCTGCTGTCTTTGAGGTCATCCAAGAAGGCGGTGGTGATCTCTTGCGTATTCTTAAAGGTGACACGGTCTCCCTCCTGCAAATACTCTGTCTCAACGCCCAGCAAGTTGCGCGGGGCGGGCTTATTATTATCTTTTGTCATTTTGGGGGTGCTCTATGCTGTTGCTCTGATGTGGATTGTAAAAGAGGACCGGCGGGGGAGACGGAGTAAGGAGAGCAGCCAACCTTCGTCTTCTTTGGTCCCGCCGGACCTCAATGTTTTACACGGGCCTAGGTAAGGCCAGTGATCATATGGTCAGAGACGAAGGACATATGCTTGAGAGACCCTTCGTAATTAACCATGTGCTGATCGCTGTCGCCGGTCTTCGCCAGTAACGTGCGAGTAAACGGACGTAGCACACAAGTGCGCCACATCGACGGATCGATAAGGAATGCGTGTGTGGTTAACTGGTGACGGTTAAGCACTACTTTGTACTCACCGAAGGGCGACACGTAGAGGTCGATCACATTAACCAAGGTCTTGGTCTGAGCAAACTCACGATTACGCCCAGAGGCAGCGGCAAAGCCACTGACAATCAGTGAATCGGCAGGTTTGATCATAAGCACCGAAGGCTCGGAGCCCGCTGTGTATGCAGCTTGACCGGCGACCAACAGCTTTGCTTCTGTCAGTGGGTCGGTTGAACCGCTACCTGCATCTGTAGAACCGGTGATCTGTGCTGTGACAGACGCCATTTTCCGCGCAGTAGAGCCGTTGCCATCGGCAACAGCCGCTTGGGCTACACCGACGTAGGCCCGCTCAAGGTCACGCTTGATTTCCTTGAGGGTTTTGCCCATTTGGTAGGCAGTTTCCTTCGCACGGCCATAGGTCTTAATGACATCAGCGGTGGCTGAAATCTGAAAGCTTTTGACCAAGATTTGACATTGATTTGTGCGCAGGGTTGTTGGGCTTTGTGTGCCTGCTGTTACGTCAGCTCCTTCGACGGCGGCGTTTACGCCTGCTGCTGCCAAAGTATCTTCCTGCCAGTCAAATGTTCGCGCTGAAACTTTCTCAGATTTGATCAGCGAATACATAGGGCAATCGGTGGGGGTGATGTTGGTAATAATGTCCGAGACATCTTCTGCTTTACCAATCTGGTTGAAGGTCGTGTACGTAGCCATTGTGTTGGCTCCTTAGTAGGGTTGTTATTGCTCCCACCGCGCCATCAAAGCTTCCGCTATATCGTCAGCATCAGAACCGCCATTAGCTCTAAGCATTTGTTGCGCTTTGTCTGCGCGACGTTTGCTTGAACCAATATCGTTAAGAGGTGCTTTGTTAGACCTAAGTATCCGTTTACCCTTGTTATTTTGCTTTGCCTTGATCACCTTAGAAGCGGCCTTTTTAGTCTGGGCTGTCTTCTTCGACTGATCATATAGTCGGGCTTTGTTCAAAAGCATAATGACTTGCGGATCGACGTATTGATCCACTTGTTCTGAGGGTAACCCTTGGCTGACCGCATAGCTTCTGATGTCATTGTATACATCGTTTGACCAGTCGGGCATCTGGGCTTGAAGGACTTTGACGCATTCGGACGCGGCCTGTCGATGCAGCACTTCCTGCTGGTCTTGGGCATCACGATAGAAGGCGTCGGCCTCTTCAGTTAGGAATTTAAGGTCGGCTTCTGCGTCCTTTGCCTCGGACCTGAGCTTGGCGAAATCGTCGGCGTCCATCTGTCGGCTTGCGACTAACATGTCCACTTCGGAGTAGGGCTTGGCTCGTGCTTGGGCGCGTTCGAGAAGCTTCTGATAGCTGATGTCTGCTTTTTGCAGAGCAGCGTCGGCTTGTTTGCGGGTGTTTGCGAGGTCTTGAGACTTGCGGGTCAGGCTGGCTTCTTGACCGTGCAGACGTTTTAGAGCGGCTACGGATACCCGTTGTGTTTCACCATCGACAATAACTTCGACCTGAGTGTCGTCATCAATTGATAACTCTACTTCTTCTTCTTCTTCTTGGTCGTCGTCACTTTCGTTGGTTTCTTCACTGTTGTCGTCTTCGGGGTCCTCTTCGTCCTCTTCGTCGGTTTGCTCGTCGTTGTCATCCTGATCGTCGTCAGATGTATCCTCTAGTGTCTCGTCTGCTTGAGGTTCATCTGTTGCCTCTTGTTCCTCGTCAGATAGGGTTTCCCCGTCCGACCAGCGATTAAGAATGGCTTGCTCCGCATCGTCTTGGTCGATGATACGGCTCTGAGGTTCTTGATTGTTCTGGACGTTATCCATGGTCCGTAAGTTCCTCTTGACTGTTGTCGTCTTGATCTATGGTGCGGTCGTTAATTTCGTCTCGAACCGCGACCCACTGCTTAAGTGTGTTTGCCACGTCAACTAGTGCGCGATAGTGGCGGTAGTTGGTCTCTCGTCCTGCGTTATCTGACGGGTCGGAGTTGACGTAAGTAGTGAACGTCCCTTCGACCAACGTGTTAACGCAGGCATTAAATGCAGGGCTTGCTAATAGCTGCTCTGCCTCGTCGCCTTGTGCGACAAGTTCTTCTTCGGTCATCGTGTGCTCTCCTTGGGGGTTGTGTATTTAGCCTGTCGGTGAGGCTATCGCTCGGACATCATCTGCCGTCTTCGCGATCTCTAATTCTGCCGTATCGACCATAACCTTATGATCTAGCTGGCTTTCTTTGAGGTCTAGGCTGTCAGACTGCATGGCAAACGATTGTTGTGCTTTCATCTGATCTAGCTGATGTTTCATTTGTGCCATCTGCGCGTCCATCTGGAGCTTCTGCTCGGCCAAGGCGGTCTGACGTTCTTGTATTTGCATCTGCTGTTGCTGCATTTGCATAGCCATCTCTTGCGCTGGGTCGGGCTGTGGTGGCGGCAACTGGTCGGGCGGCGTAAGGTAGTCTTGGACGTTCTTGATGCCTGAGTTCTCCATGACGTGCGACATAAGCTTATACTGGTTTGGCGCTTGGTACATCTGGCTGAGTGTTGGGTCCTGAGACATAAGCCCGTGCAGCGCGAGATACTTCTGCGCTTCCTGCTCCTGCTCACCGTAGCCGAGATGCATCTCGACAGTGACATCGCGCTTGGATGCCCATTGCGCAGGGCTGATCTCCACGTAAGTTCCCGCCAATTCCACGATCTTCTCGTCTGTCTCGTTCTCAACGCAAAGCTGATACACAAGTTGGTACAAGGGCCGCAGGAAGTTGTTGGCGAAGTTGCGGGCAATGATCTTTTGACGTTGCTGGGACATGGTCGCAAGCTGCTCGACCATAGCTGCTGAGTTCTGCTTGGAGACCGCGTCTTTGTTTGTGCCCTGTGACAGCCTGCTAACGCCAGTCGTGTCCTCTTTGTCCTCGTCTAACATTTTGATAGTATTAAATATAAACGGGTTCAAAGGCGCTTGCTGCATAGGTACAATGGCATCGGGTCTGGTAACATTAACAATGCCACCTACGCGACCATCGATAAGCTCCCGAGGATTAGTAACGCCGCCCTTAGTCACGATGTATCTCGGGTTGTTGGTGATCATCGCGTGGTCAAGGATAGACCTCGTCAACACCGTTCTGGCGTTCTGGATGGGCACGACCTTAGAGGCAAAGTTGTTTCCCCAGAATGAATGCGGTATCGGCAGTGGGGTGAAGACAACAAAAGGCTTGCGGTTGACCTTTTCTTTCTCCAAGAGCACGTTGCCAGCTTTGACCAAGCGGTAAAGTTCAGCCTCGCCAGTGCCGTCGATGTCCATCATCGTGTAGCATTCGTAGCAGGTCACCGAGCGGACTTGGTCTTGGTATCCGTTGGCGTTGAATCCGCGGTCACTGCCAATCTCTTCGTGGCGGGCAAGCACCTCTGGGTCAGTTTCCATATCGATGTCTTCGTGTTCCCCGATCTTGTCGATCAGGTCTTCGTCGTACATTTGTCGCAGCTCGGATATGGTTTTGCTGGCGCGGTGGGCGCAAAAGAGAACGTCGTCTAAGTCTTTAGCCTGTGGCTCAATCAAAAACTGCTCTGGGGCAATGTTCTCAATGACAACCTGTGATGTATCTTGGGTCACGCGGATGTCACCCGAGTAGAAGCCGAGGCTCTCTTCGATCTCTTCGATCTCTGTGTTGTCCTGCGCCAACACGGCGTCTAGCTCATCTTCTGTGAGGTCCTCGACGTATTCTAAGTGGCTCTCGGTCTGCTCTTTCCAGTAGACCCTGACG